GATACATTTCCTCTTAACGTTCCCGACGTTGCATTAAATTGGTCTGAAAGCAATATGATGCAATTCTCGGTTCAGTTTGCTTTCCTCCAGTCAAAACTTACAACTGCCGAGCAGCCATTAGAGCTTACACAAAATGGTTTCAATGGTTTATCACCATTCCAGAAATTGATTAAGGTTGGTACAGCAGCTCAAGTTATTTCATCTTTGAGGAAACCACGTAGCATTCAAGACGCTCTCAACGTTTCTTCATCGATTAAGAACATTTTCAATTGATTCATTATTAGGAGTATATTATGGGACTACCAATCGTAGCACATCCAACGTTTTCGCTTATCCTACCTTCCACAAAAGAAAAAGTCGAGTTCCGACCGTTCCTTGTTAAGGAAGAGAAGATTCTTTTGATTGCTATGTCGAGTGAAGATCAAGCCGATATTGTTCGTGCTATCAAACAAGTGATCTCCAATTGTATTACAACGCCCAGCGTAACTGTTGAAAAATTTACAACATTTGACTTGGAGTACTTCTTCATCAAGCTGCGGGCCAAGTCGGTGCAAAATATTATCACGTTGTCATATAAAGACAACGAAGATCAAAAAATCTATGACGTAGAAGTTAATCTCGACGAAGTTGAAATTAAACAAAGCGAAGTAGTAAGTGATAAGATTGAACTGACACCCACTTCTGGTATTGTCCTGCGTTATCCACGTCTAAGCATTATGGATTCCGTTGAAACTATTAACGATCCCGTCGAATTTAACTTTGCTATTATGCAAGCGTGTATTGATTGTATTTACGATGGTGACAAGGTATTCAAGACAACCGACTTTACAACAGTAGAAGTTCAACAGTTCTTAGATAACTTAGATGTGAAGACATATCAAGGAATTCAAGCGTTCATTGAAGCAATGCCTCGCGTTGAGCATACAATTGGTTATACCAACTCGAATGGCAAGGAAGTCAAGATTGTTCTAAAGACACTAACTGATTTTTTTACATTGGGCTGAGCCATAATACAATAGCGAATTATTATACGCTACTATTCAGTATGGTTCAGCATCATAAATATTCGCTAACGGAACTCGAAAATCTCTATCCCTTCGAAAGAGATCTATATGTCGATATGTTGAAAGAGTACCTCAAAGAAGAACAACAAAGACTCAATAACAAATAACATATGGCAACGCTATTCCAGGATATCAAAAAGAACGCGAAAACCAATATCATTAGAGGTGTTGGTAAGGCTATGTTTGGTAGTGGCGTTATCGGTAGTGCTTTGGGTAAGGCTTTTGATAAAAAGTTCCTAGGTAAAGAAGATCAAGACTCTCAAGTTGAGGATGCTCTTGCTGAGCAGACGGAGATACAAAGCAACAATGATGCTACTTTATCACGCATCGAAACAATTGTAATGAACATTGCAGATAACATTTATAATATTGCCGGTATTATGAATGCACAGGTTGTCTCAATGGAAGAAGCCAACAGACTTCAACAGGAACGTGCTTTCCGTAATGCGGCTGCTCAAGAAGAAGCTAACAGTGAAGCTCTGAAGGTAGCTGGACCTTCAGTAGCTAGCCAATCGGAAAAGCCCGATAAAGAAAAACAAGGTATACTGGGATCTATTCTTGGTTCTATATCAAGCACAAAAGCAATGCTTGGTAAATTCATTAAAAAGTTTGCTATTGTTGCTGCTGGTTTAGCCGTTGCTGGTGGTTTGGGGTATGCTACCTCATCGTTACTTTCAGATAAAGATAAAGATAAAGATACGGAGGATGAGGAAGATGAGGAAGATGATTCCTCGGAACCACCAAAGCCCATGGGTCCTCTTCCTGGTGGAGTCACACCGGAACCAACTGCGTTTGATAGAGGACCCGACGAATCAGACGCTGAGACAAAACGGCTAGCATCTAAAACGCCTTCTAAAACGCCTGAAGCACCCGATCAATCAGATGCAGAGACAAAACGGTTAGCATCTAAAACGCCCGTCTCTTCCGAACCAGCAACACAAACATCGTCACCACCTCCTGTGGCCGCAGCCTCATCCTCGCTGAAAAGTGCAATTGCTGGGTTAGATCAAGATAAAGTAAGACAATACCTACAAACTCCTATTGGTAGTGTACAAGGCGCCAAACTCCATTCATTGTCAAACTCAATGGTGAGCTTAGAATCACAGCCACAAACAAAAGATGTTGTTGCTCAAAAACAAGAGTTGGTAAAACAACAGCTTGAAATTATTCAAACAATCAAGTCAGGTATGGAGACGCCAGTAGCAATGCCTGTTGCTAAGGCTACTCCTTCTGCACCACCTCCAGGAGGTTCTGCGGGAGGATCCTCCGGATCCGGAGGATCAGCAGGAGGTTCGGGTGGATCTCCGTCTCCAGGTGGAGGAGGATCGGCCAGTGGTAGCGATATGGGACCGTCTGAGTCCGGAGCCGCTGCAACACCTATTGCAACACCACCACCATCAACGGGTGCGGACGTTGGTAACGCTAGCATGGCTGTTTCTGCTGCCAGCGAACCCAATGCCGCCTCGAGTAGCCAAGTAATCAATAATTCTTCTACAACGGGTAAACCGTCTTTTGACCTACCGATCGTTTTATCTCCCGTTGCTGATCGTGGATCGCTTGATATTGGTGTCACATTCAATACGCGCGGTGGAGGTGACTGATGGCTGGTTTCTATCAAGACGCAAAAAGTAACGTCAAAGAAAACCTACGCGATGCATTTGAGGATCGAACAGGTATATTAGGCGAGACTATCCGTAAGAGGAGAGAAGCGCAAGAGCGTCAACAAGAGATTCAACAAGAAGTTGCACAGATAAATCAAGCTACCACGATTGTCAGAAAAACCGGTGGGACATTATCCTCACTGGAGCTTAGCTTTACACAAATTTCCGAGAACTTGCAGAGCATTGCTAAGTCTCTAAATGCTCAAGTAACAACATTCGATGAAACTCAGGCAGTGGTGAGGGGACCTCAAGTTACTCAACAAAAAGCACCACCTCAGTTAACAGAAAAGATCAATAAAGATAAAGATGACGATACAAGCATGTTTGACAAACTTGATGGTTTGTTAGACTTACTTAAAAGAGGACCAAAGGGTAAAGGTAAAGGTAAAGGTAGAGGCAAGGGTGGGCGTGGTAAAGGTAGGACTGGTAAACTAGGTAGAGCTGGTAGACTTGCCAAACTATCAAAATTTGCAAAACTTGGTGGACGTATTTTAGGTCCTGTTGGTTTAATACTAGGAACATACGAAGCTCTTGAATATCTAAAAGAGGTCAAATGGGCTGAGCGATTAGCAAAAGGAGAAGCTAAGCTAGCCGAACAGGCTTTTAAGAATAAAAAGACTGACTTTAGTCACATTGAACTGACTCAACAGCAGGCCATGGATATACTAAGTCAGCCCGACTCGCCAGGTAAAACACGTGATATTGCTTCCTATGGTGGTTTGGCAAGACTCCAACAAATTGCCGGTATAAAAACAAGAAGTATGGGTGCTCAGCTTAGACCAATGTCAGGTAGCCAAAGTGGCGGCGTACCTGATAACTGGAGCTGGAGTGATATTACACCTGAGAAAGAAGGAAGAGCTACGGTTAAAGATGAGCGGTGGCTCGAGCTTGAAATACAGCAAGAGTCGGAAGCTGATAAGATTAGGGCAAAACTAACACCTTCTCAACTTAAATGGTTGGGTGACGCTGATCCGACAGACGAGACTATTATGGCAAGGATGCCGGCTCCGCTTCCAAGTGAAGTCGCTGTTCAGGTTGCTGCACCCCCACCTGCAGCCAAGCCACCTGCACCGCCAGTTGCAGCCAAACCTACTGTACCACCACCCGTAGCTGCTCCCGTCGATCAAACGGATGCAGAATCAAAACGTTTGGCAAGGATAGGCAAGCCACCTACCGCACCGGGCACTGACCAAAAACAAACAACACCCGTAACAAAGCCACCTGTAGCTGGAAAAAAACCACCACAACCTGAAACGGGAGTAATTAATTTAATTAGATCTGCATTAGAACAATTTGGTATTACAAACCGTTTTGCGCAAGCGGCTGTTTTAGCAAACGTAGAAAAAGAATCAGGATTCGTACCACAAAGTGAAAACCTTAAACTTTGGGCTGGCGCAAAGAACAATGACAGATTCCGTTTTGTATTCCCTACAGCTACTAAGGGTCGTTCCGATGAAGAGCTAACCGCAATTAGAAAAGACGAAGCTAGTTTTGGTGAATTTGTTTACGGTAAAACTACCGCTATTGGGCAAGGAATGGGTAATACACAAGACGGTGAGGGATACAAATACCGCGGCCGCGGGTTTATTCAGATTACTGGTAAAAAGAACTACGCTTTTTATGGTAAATTAATTGGCGAAGATTTAATTGGTAATCCCGATAGAGCAAATGATCCCTGGGTGGCGGCAAAGATTGCAGCGGCTTTTATTTCTACTGGTTTAAAGAACAAGCTTAACTTTGCATCTCTATCAGAAGCCAATCGTGCAATTACACAAGCAATTGGTGGGGCAAGACTTAACTTAAACGTGGGTATCGGCGCTAGTATTTTAGAAAAAGTCGAAAAGTTCTCTGGTAAGTTTATTAACGAGACTAGTCCTATTGTGGCCGGCGCTCAAAAGGACGCTAGATCAGGTGGGTCTAATGTTGTTGTTATCAATAACACAACCAACCAAACAAAAGGGGCGACTGTTACGCCGCCCCGGAATATCGAAGTTACTTCCCGAGTGGGAGCTTAATCGTTAGCTAACTTCTGAAAGATAGCCAAGTCATCATCTTCCTGTTCATCCCAGGGTGCTGATTCGGCCTTAGGAGCGGCCTTTACAGGTGCTGACCGAGGTGTAGGCGCATCGTCGTGTCCCCACATATCGTTACGCTCTTGGACAGCGGCAGTAGTGCCTTCCAAACCAGACACTTTGTTGAGGCGAGTCTTAATTTCGTCATAAGTCTTAAAGTTCTTACGCTCTAAGAATGAAACAAGAGGATACTCACGTTTCCAAATTGCTTCCAACTCGCTATCATCTTCCATCAAAGCACCTGGTGCCTCAAATTCAGACTTATCGTAGTTCTGGTAACCTTCAACCTTACGAATCTTCAACTTGAAGTTAGCACCGCCCCACAAATCAAATGGGTTCAATGGCTTCTCATCTTCAAACTCTGGGTTCATTGCTGCATTCAGCTTGTCAAAGATTTTCTTACCAAACTTAAACAACATTACCTTGCCTTCGTTCTCTGGGTGAGCAGGATCTTTGACAATATAAACGTTGCTAATGAAAGACAGCTTACGTTTCTGATTACGTACAACTGCTTGGTTTTCTTTTGTACCCGTAGCCCACAAAGCACTATTGTGTTCGCAGACAGGACACTTCTCACCAACGGTTGTCAAACAACCATCGATCAACCAACCACCAGCTCCTTTGAAAGCATGGTCGAACAAACGAACAAAAGGTACGTCTTCACCAGCAGGTGAAGGCAAGAAACGAATCACAGCATATCCGTTACCTGCTTTGTCCAC